CTTTATAAAACTTCTGAACATCTTTTAAGTATGTTTCGTAGTTTTGTTTTAATTCTTCGTATGTCGGTAGTTTAAATGTAAACATTTTATTCTCCGTTAGTTTAGGAGTATATAATGGTGCAACGCAATAAAATCAAGACTACTTAATGTTTAAATGTTCTTTAACTGATTCAATAATGTACTTAGCAATCTCCCACTTCCATTCTGCGTATAAGCCAAGTATTAATCCTAATATAAAATAAATCATTTAACCTTATTAAAGTATTCAATACACTCAGCTATAGTTTGTTGTCTAATATATTCATCTCTAATTTCTTGTGATGTTGGTTGTGGCAAAGGTGAATCCCATCTGTCTATAATAAACTCACCAGCAGAAGTTAAGTCATAACTAGCATCAGGTGCTAATGATTTCATTACTGTATTAATACCCCAAGAAAAACCATTTTCATTAGTGTATTTTTTTATTGTTGCTTCAATAGATAATTTTCTAACTGTCATTTAAATTGTTTACCAGTTACCCAAGTTACTAAAGAGTTTCTTTCACCTTTAGTTACTGGCATAACTTCATGTAATATATAAGAAGGAAATAATATTAATGTTCCTTGTGTTTTATCCATTAAAGTTCCTTTGTCATCTTCATATAAATAAAGTTCTCCACCTTCATATTCTTCAGGATTTGTTAATTGAATAGATATAGATAATTTTCTAACTGGTATATTCATACCTCTATCAACATGCTTACCATATCTACCAGAGGGTGCTTCGTAATTAGTAAATTGAAATCCTTCATTTAATCCAAATAAATCAAACTTAAAAAATCTTTCGTTTAGATTTAATGTAATATCCGTTACTCTACGAAATACCCAATCCATACCATCAATAGGATATAACCAAGATATTTTGCTATCTCTAACATCTTTTATATCTCCTCCTTTAGTTGATCCTTTAATTAAACCTTTGTCTTTTGCTATATTAATGATTGTTTGACATTCTTCTTTTGAAAATGCCTTATTCCAAAATGCGTAAAGATTAGTTTGATCTAATTGAAAATTCCAAGATGAATTTTCAAATTTAGGTTCTTTGATTGTTTCTGACATTACCTTCCTTTCGTTTATTCTTTTGTTTTAATCTCCCAATTTATAATAGATTCATTCCAAGAATAATACTGATTTTCTTCTAATTCTTCTGTTGGTAAATTAATTGGTGCGTTCCAAAGACAAGTATCTTCGTTTAACACCCAAGAGTTAAAAGGTTTCTTTGGTATAAAAGCATCTCTATCTTCATCGTAAGTATATCCAATAGCAGCATGATTTTTTCTAAATGGAATACCACCAGAAGAATGAACTCCACCAATAGTATTGTAAGATGTTTGTTTCCAAATAGCCCAACCAGTTAATTTTGTTAAAAAATCAATTCCTATTGATTCTTGTTCAATTCCATTAGCATCATGCAATACTTCATTAACTACTGATTGAACTTCAATCACTTTTCCATTTAATCCTATTTTTGCAAAACTAGCCATTATGTTGTGTAACTCCCTGAACCTGTAAATGTTAAAACTGTTTTTCCTGAAACTCCAGTTGCAACAGTTGGAGAACCAGTTGTAGTTGTTGAATAACTTGCATCAGGCATACTTAATATAACAACTCCTTTTCCTCCTGCACCAGATGTTCCATTAGTAGAACCACCACCACCTCCACCAGTATTAGCTGTTCCATTAGTTCCATTACCTGAAGTTGTAGAACCTGCACCACCTCCACCAGCACCACCAGCACCACCGACTGCAACTGGAGCTCCTGTTGTTGAACCAGAAGCACCTCCTCCTCCTGCTCTTGTAACTGAAGAACCAGTTATTGAAGAAGCTGTTCCAGCACCCCCAGCACCAGATGTTGCAGGAGAACTAGTTGCATTTACACCAACAGCACCAGCTCCTCCACCTCCAGCTGCTCCATGATCTGATGGGCCACTTGTATTACCATTACCACCATTATTTCCTTGACTTGGTGATGTGTTTGGAGTGTTACCAGAACCACCTATTAAATTAAATAAACCACCACCTGCTCCTCCACCAGAACCACCACTAAGACCATCTCCATTTGGGTTATTAGCCGCAGCACCACCACCACCAGCAGAAGTGATTGTTGTTAATCCTGAACCTGATATTGAAGAATTTGAGCCACTAATTCCTTTTGTGTTTGAAGAACTTACTGCTGCACCACCATCTCCAACTGTTACTGTAATTACTGTTCCTACTGTTACTGTTTGAGTAGAAGTTCTATATCCACCAGCACCTCCACCACCACAACAATCATTAGTTCCAGTTCCTCTACCCCCACTTCCTCCACCAGCTACTACTAAAAAATCTATTGAATAAGGTATTGGTGACAAAGCATCTGTTCCTTCGTTAATTCCTGATGTTGCTAACCAACCTTGTGTTGAATCTATATAAACTAATAATACTCCTTCTCTTTCACCAGATAATTGTAAGCTAGATGTACCACCTTCTATTTTATTTCCGTTTGGAGAAATAAGAAGTGCATTGGTATCAAAAGTTCCTGCGTAATCTACTACTGCTACTTGTTGTCCAGCAGTTGGTGTTGCAGGTAAAGTTACTGTAAATCCTGCCGAAGTTGTATTACAAAAATATCCTTCTCCAGCAACAGCAGTAAAACCAGAAGTCTTAACTGAAGATTGCCAAGCAATACCAGAAGCAGGAGTTGCGAATGATAATACACCTGAACCATTTGTTGTTAAAACTTGTCCATTAGTTCCATCAGTTGCAGGTAAAGTAAAAGTTAAATCAGCACTAACACTAGCTGGTGCTTTTAATGCTACATAGTTAGTTCCATTAGCTGTTGTTTCTCTAAAACGAATTTCTTTTTGATTATCTATAATTAAATTTACTGTTGAAGTTGTAGCTGAATCTGAAAGTGTTAAAACTGTTCCTGTTGCAGTTGTTGATAGTCCAGTAATTGATACTGTTGAATCTAACCAGTTTACTGTGTTAGCTGAATGGTCAATAGTTGCTAAAGATATATCATCAGCACCATCATAATATTTTAATGTAGGTGTAGTTGGAGAAGTTGTGTCTAACCAAAGCTGACCAGCTACTGCACCTGTTGGTCTTGATGTTCCTGAATTTGTTGTTTGAATTGCAGATAATGCGTTGTTTAAATCTGTTCTAAATGCAGGGAAACCCTGATTCGCTATGTTATAATCGTGTTGTGCCATATTCTATCTAATATCCTTTAGCTAAATAATCAAAAGTTTTAGTAACTCCTGTACTAGCACTATTTTTAAATGCTACATCAAAACCATTAACAGTTTTATTTGAAATTGTAAAGAAATCTCCTGTGTTTAATCCTTGTGCTGTGATTCCAACTGCATAAGAATTAGAATAAAAAGGTAAAGTAAATACAACATTATAAGTTCCTGTTCCTGAAACAATATCATTACCACTAAATATTCTATCTGGCATATCTATACTTACTGATAAAGCACTAATAACTGGAGTGGAAGCTAAATCAAATGATCTTAAAAATACTCGGAACTTGTAGAATCTTGACGTATAGTCCCCAACGACAAAATTTCTAAATGTAGTATAAGTTATATTGTCATTAGATAAAGCAATCTCAATATGAGCATTACAATTAGCAGGAGTATCGCCATCAAAATTAGATTGTGCGTCATCAAAATCTCCAGTTCGTAAATCAAATAAGTCATCTAAGTTATCAGATGTTTGTGTAATAGAAGCAGTTACTCTTGAAGTATAAACTGCACCTATATCTATTGGATTTGCAAATACATAGTTACCTTCTGAGTATAGATCATAAGAAGTTACACCAGAATCAAAGAATGAAGTTCCTGAATCAAAGTTTCCTGTTGCACTATCAAATAGTTCTGATGAATCTAATCTTAATGTACCATCAGATATAACTGTTTGAAATTTAGTTCCTGAGAATGTTGGTGATTCAGTTTGTGTTGCAACAGCATTGTAGTTTCCTATTGCTAATACATTTGTTTCAATGATTGTTTCATTAGAAGAAAAGTTACCATTTTTATCTACTGCTTTTATAAGATATGAACCTACTCTTGCTGGTACTGTAACTGAAGTAGCTGGTCTTGCAACTTTTTCAACTAAAGAAACTGAGTTAGCCCAAGAAGCACCACTTGTTTGTGTTGAATATCTTATTTGATAATAAGCTAAATCTAAGTCTGTAATTTGTTGCCAAGATAAATGTGCATCTCCACCAATGATATTACAAGAAAAATCTGTTACATCAGAAGGTGGTGCTATTCCACCAATGATAGTTCTTGTTGCAGAAGTATAAGTAGATGAAACTCCCAATGTATTAAATGCTCTAACTCTTACGTTATAAACAAATCCATCTTTTACGTTTAATATTCTATGAAACAATCCTGTAACCTGACCAGATATAAGATAATCTGTATCTGTACTTAGTTTGTATTCTACTTGGTAGTAATCCACAAAGTTATCTAATGATGCACCAATAGTTACATCTAAAGCAGTAATAACAACTCCATCTGAGTATTCAATTAATTGGTCATCTAAAGTAACTGATACTGGTGCTGTAACAGAAAAAGGATTAGGAAGTATTGTATCAGCTATTGTTGGTGCT